ATAGGGCAGAAACAATTGCAATTGCCAAATCAATTTTCTCTTTGGTCTCTTCTACAGTATTTACAATCCAATCTTTTACAGTTACAACTGCATTTCCAATCCATTCGATTGCAGATTGAATCCACTCCACAATAGAAAGTGCTGCTTTCAAAATCCATTCTACGATTGGCGTCAATGCTGTTATGAGGTCGCTGACAAATTGCAGAACCCAATTGATGATAGGCGTTATGATGGGAAGTAAAGCATTCACAACTTCCATTACCACTTCAATAATTTTCCCAATGATTGGAATGAGATTTTCTGCGATAACGCCCACAATCTTTGTAACAGCTGTCATCAGGGTTTCAATCGTAGGGGAAATTGCTTGAAACAGCTCACCGAGCTTTGTTCCAAACTCTTGAAACAGCGGTTTTAACGTATCGATTACCGTTTGTATAGCAGGCAAAATTCCAGAAAAAAAATCGGAAACGGTATTCCGAAAATCTTCACTGGTTGTATAGCAATAAATAAATCCGGCTGCTAAAGCTGCAATTGCTGCTACAACAAGGAAAACCGGAGTAGACAATCCGCCAAGAACAGCAGAAAGTTTAGAAAGCATTCCAAAGCCGCTGCTTAAAGTGGAAGCAACTTTCCCGATTCCGGAAATTGCTGTGCCGACAGCAGAAACTGCCTTTCCGGCAACTATCAAAGAAGGACCAACTGCCGCTGCTGCCGCTGCAATTTTCCCGAATGGTACGCCGGCATCTTGTAGCTCTTGAAATTTCTGCCAAAGGTCATCCACCTTATCCACGACTTTGCCTATCGTTGTCTGTACTGTTGTAACGTTTTCAGAAATAGGGCTGAACAGCTCTGGCTGCGTTAACTCTTGCAGCTTTCCAATAATGGCATCTACCACGCCAGTGATTCCGTTTTCATTGAACCCAGCGGTCATGTCTGCAAATAAATCTGAAATTGTATTTGCCGCCGTTTGAATCATCGGAAGTAAAGCAGTCCCAATGGTAATTTGAAAAGATTCAATCGCACCCTGCATATTCTCAATTGCACCGCCAACGCCATCTTTCATCTTTGCCGCTGCTTCTTCCGATGCACCGTCACAATTTTTCAGGCTATCTGTCATTTTGTCAATCGTTCCCGGCGTTGCGTTCATCATTGCTTGCAGTCCGGAAAGAGATTCTGTGCCAAACATCGTTGCGAGTGCCTGTTCTTTTTCTTCATCGGTCAAATCCGCAGTGGCTGTCTGTAAATCAGATACAATCGTACTAATGGATTTCATTTTGCCTTCGGAATCGTAAAAAGAAATACCGAGCTGCTCCATCGCTTCTCGTGCTTCGTCTGTTGGTTTGGACATAGAAACAAACATTGCACGCAAGGTTGTACCGGCTTGAGAACCTTCTAACCCAGCATCTGTCATAACACCGGTTGCGGCTGCTAATTCCTCCATGCTAATTCCCAAAGAAGATGCTAACGGTGCAGCATATTTGAACGCATATTGCAAGTCGGATACGCCAGCGGCAGATTGATTCGCAGACTGTGCCAACACATCTGCTACATGGGTCGCATCACCAGCACTGTCTCCAAATGCGTTCATTGCGTTGGAAACAGTATCCGCTACCAAAGACAAATCTTCTCCAGAAGCTTCCGCAGCAGAGATAATCCCAGGCATATCAGCGATAATCTGGTTTGCATCGCTGCCCTTTGCTGCCATTTCTGTCATGGCTTCTGCTACTTCGGAGCTGGAAAGTGAAGTGCTTGCACCCAGTTCCAATGCAGATCCCCGAAGGGCTTGCAGTTCTTCATCCGTTGAACTGGAAATTGCTCCAACTTTTCGCATTTGCGTGTCAAAGTCAATCGCAGAATCCGTTGCTTTTTTTAGTCCAACTGTTGCCAATCCAGCGGCTGCCGTTTCTACGGCGGTAATTTTTCCGCCAAGGCTGCTCAGATTATCTCCAGCCAATTGCAATCCGCTGCCAATGGATTCTGCCGATTTTCCAACAGATTCCAACGCCTTACTTGCCTTATCGGAAAGGTCAGAGATGGTATTTAATGTGCTTTTGGCAGTAGAAACAATGCTTTTTATCGCATCAGGGACTTTAGAAGCCGCTGATTGAATTGCAGAAAATGCGGATTGGAACACGTGTTCTACAGTTCCGGCTACCGCAGATGCAAACGGCTTAATGGCGTTAATTTCTGCTGAAATAGTCTGGAATGCCTTGGATTCAGAAACCGTTCGCTGAATGGAATTTTTGAGAGCTTCTATTCCCGTTTTCGCCTTTTCTGCTGTTGAAGATAAGATTCCAAGAGCCTTATCTTTTGCCGCTTCTGCTAGTGACTTCATCTGAGATGCAGCAGACTGAATTGGCGAAATCAGCTCTTTCATTTTCGTTTCCAGATTTTGCAAAGCAGTTCCGGCAGCACTGTTTTGGAATGCTTGCATCATCTGCTCTATTTGCGTTTTTATTTTTTGAATAGTAGGAGATGCTGCTGTCCATTGTTGAAATCCATCAGCAAGAGCGGCAATATCTTCCTTTGCGGATGCTGCTGCCGTTTTCACAGGTTGCATGCTGCTGCTAAGCTTTTCTGCCATGCTTTCCGCTTTTTTTGTTACGGTATTGATATTGCTTACAAAACCTTTGATGTCCGCTGTAATTTTCGCAGACAGCGTATAATCTGCCATACACTCACCCCCTCGCTACTATTTTTGCAATCGAATCCAAAGAGCCGTTCAGTGTTACCTTGCACTGCGTTGGGTCATCCAGATGGATTTCCAATTCTTCAATCGTCATCCGTTCGTCAATCCCAAGTGGCGTATAAACCACTTCCACTTGAAAACCAGCCTGCAAGCACTCCACACCATCTTCCACTAGTCCCAAATCTACTGCGGATACGGAAAAAGTTGCTTTGGGTTCTTCCAACGCCAGTACATGGGCAACCACGGCTTCTCGTTTGGTATATTTATCTGGGTTACTCTCGCTAAACGAGAAGTTCACTTTTCGGACAATTGGTCCGTATTTGTTCAGCAAATATTGATTGAAAGCTCGTGATGCTGGATATTCACGATTTGACATATAATAATCTCCGAACTTCCCGCCGGTGAACCAAACAACGAGATTGCTCGGTGTAATTTCCGTATCATTTCCACCATAAAAACTGAATGCTGCGTATGGCTTTATATCTATTTTTCGGTTGCCATCACTATCGAAGTCGGATTCCGTCACCTCTGGATAAATCATTGTTTCCGTAGCGTCCGATTCTCCAGTAGTGTTATCCGCATTAGAACTCGACACTGGAACAATTCCAGTATAAAAATCTTCTGCTATATAAGAAGAAGAAACATCTGTGATATTGCCGCCAAGTTCCAGCTTTTGTGTCTTAATTGTATGATTGCTTGGGTCTCGATAAGCGTACCGAATGCAGCCAGTGTGCAGAACGTCTGTCAGTGGTTCTTTTTGCGTGTATGGGTCTACAACTTCTGCTTGAAAATTGCCGCCAAAATAGTCGATAATTCGAGACTGTAATAGCTCCATTGCTGTTTCTGCTTGTGTCCAATATCGTACAAAAGAAATGTTGTCTATGTAGTAAAATCCGTTGCCATCTGGTTTCAAAACTTTTGTTTTGCAGGCAGAATCTTCATAGACCACGCTACTCAGATAATATCCGTTATTGTAGTCCACCTGCGGGACGCAAACTTTAGCACCTTCTGGAATTTTCGTTTCTTTGTAGAGAATTTTTTTGCCGTCATAGCTGTACCATGTTCCGTTTCGGAACACGGTGCTTGCGTCTGTGTTTGCATCTACTGCTGCTGTATAGCATTGATAATCCGTCCAGAGGGAGAATACAAGAAAATTGATAAAATCTGGGATACTGTTATAAATAGAGGGATATGGCTTTGCAACGCATACCGTATCATTTAGCATTCCCAGAACGCCTTCGCAGGTGTATGTTCGATTCCCATACAAATCTCGCTCTACTTGTGTCGGTCGTCCAACCCATATCACATTTTCACCCACAGTGTCTTCATCGTGCCGCCGCACATTATCAGATACGACAGTAACCCAGCACTGTAAAACCTGTAGTACTCGTTCATCGTCTACTGGGATGGTAAAAGTAAATTTGCCTGCTTTGGTTGCACTCGTTTTCAAAACCGCATCTTTCAGAAAATAGCCATTCTTCGGGTCAAACAGTGGCAATCTCGGAATAATTCCGTCCCTGCAATTTTCAAATGGAAAGTAATAGGCTGTATACATTATAACAACCTCCTGCATCTGCATAGAATTGCAATTTGGCTTCCGGCAGTGCCTCCGGTGATTGTAACCGTCACGCTGCTGTTGTGCTGTAAATAAGAGCTGATAGAAAACACCGCTTTCCCGTTTGCTTCTTCGATTTCTTTAGCAGTTCCGTTGATGGTTACCGTGCAAGGAAATTCTGCAATGACTGTAACCTCTCCATAAAGTCCACCAACCCTGCCATTCGGAGCATACAGTGTTTCTGTAATTTCTCCAGATTCGCTCAGTGTCAGTGCATCCGGAAGGCTTCCGGAAAAATCGGTCGCATCCCAAAGGAATCCCTTTTGCAATGGAAAATTATCATAGCAATACGGCTCTATATCGGCGGAAATGGTGAAAACAGCATGCTTGGCATCTTCCATGGCGGAATCTACGGTGCAGCGTCCACGATAGGCATAGCTGGAATTGCTGTCTGCAACAATGGTACAAACTTGCCCGTGCAACTCTTGCCGGACGTTTTGATAGAGCTTGTGCCATTCTGCCATCGTACAAGCTGCCACAAATGTTGCAGATAGCGTTGCATTCTTGTAAACCGGAGAGCCAGTCAAAGCTTCAGAATAATCCAGTAACCCGTTTCGCCCTGGAATATCTACGGTAAATGTTTCTACTTCTGGGGCAGTGGCAGAAAAATCCGTCCAATATAGCCCCAATCCATAGCCATCATTGGTTCTTCCAGTGTAGATGCCAACGCTCGCTTCTGCATAAGGCTGTTCTGCACTGATATATTGTAATTGATGGGATTGAATCCACCGAATTCCGGTTTTTCGTTCCTCGATACCATAAAACTCCAATCACGACACCTTCTTTCGTTTCCGCCCGTTTGCTTTGTAAATCGCTTCTACCCATGCCGTTCCTTGTGCTGCATCGGCTTCCAGAACCTGCTGCACGAGCTGTTGCTGTCGTTCTTTGTTGGTATGCTTCGGCTGCTTTTTCCAGAGCTTCTGCGGCTTTTTACCCTTTTTCCGGAACGCATTGGAAACTGCATTTAGAACCGCACCTGCCAAAAGGTTGGTATCTGCTACGACTTTGTTTTCATACGCTTTCAAAATCAACGCCCGTTCCGTTTCGGTCAGGGCGTTGTAATCTGCTTTGGAATAGCCGAATTGTACCGCAAAAAAAGCGAAATCTTGGCTTTTTCGGAACTGTTCCGCTTCTAGGTCAGGCTTTTCTTTACTGGTCGGAAAATATTCCCATTCAACCAGCCTTACCGGAATAAAAAACCGCAGTCCTCTTGAATCTGTTCCAGTGTTGCTGTAAACAGTGCACCATATCCAACATCCTGCACCTGCTGCTGAGCAAATTCCAGAGCCTTCTTGATAGGGGCATAATCCCCTCGGTCATCTGACAAGCCGTAAGCAAACAGCGTGCAAAGCTCCGAAATCGTTGGATATTTTCCATTTGTGATGGAAACCATCACGCCAGTAATGGCATTTCCAAGTATCTTTTCCAACTGCTCCATTCTGCCAATGGTATAATGCAAGTGGTATTCTTTATCTTTGATAAAATAGGTTTGCATAAGCTCCTCCTTATTCCGTTGTCAAATCTTCCGGCATATCCGTTACCTTTGTAGCATCTTCCGTGGAGAGATTTGTTAAGTCTGTTAAAGCACCGTTGCCAGAAAAGCTCAAAGAATAGGTCATGCTGTCATCGTATGGAGCTTCCAGCGAATAGTCTGTAATGCAAGCTAGACCGCCAAACAGCGGCTTTTTCTCCTTGGCATCAATGACCTTCAAGCAGACCATATCGCCGTTCTCAAAATATTGCCCGAGCAGCTTGTGCGATTCTGCATTCAGAATGTAAATACCATCGTTGTCAATCGACCATTCTTTCATGCCGGGAATCTGTTTTTTCCAGCCGCCTTTTGTGTCTTTGCTGGACACTTCCACCGTGTCAGCACTGCGGTTAATGGTTAAATTCTGCTGCCCTGAAATTGCAAGCAGCTTAGAACCGTCTGCGTTGTAGATGCAAAGCAGAATGTCCTTCCCGGCTTTTGCCGCATCTTCTGAAAAATCACAGTAAAAATTGTTATCATAACTTGGCATCGTATTTCCTCCT